TTAAGAGAGGATGCAAAGAAATATGGCATACGTAATTCCACGCTCATGGCTCTCATGCCAGCGGAAACCAGTGCTCAGATTTCAAACTCAACCAACGGAATCGAGCCTGTCAGATCTCTTGTATCTGTTAAGCAAAGCAAGGACGGAGTTCTTAAACAGGTTGTCCCCGAAGTTAGAAAACTTAAGAGAAAGTACGATTTACTTTGGGACCAAGTTTCCCCAGAAGGATACATTAAGATCGCTAGCGTGCTGCAAAAGTTTATTGATCAAGGAATATCAGTCAACACTTCCTATAACCCAAAATACTACGACGAAGAACAAATTCCAATGAGTGTTATGATTCAGCATCTATTGATGTTCTATAAGTATGGCGGTAAACAGTTATATTATTTTAATACAAATGATGGTGCTGGTGAAATTGATGTCGGCACTCCATTGGCTCTTGGTGAAATTGATGATGAAGATTGTGAATCATGCAAAATTTAATTAATTATATTAAAAATTCAGATTTTCAAATTGAACTTTATTTAAATCCATTTAAATGGAGAACGTATTATTATGTTAATACAAAATCCGATATGGATCCAGGATTGATTATTGTTTTTAGATTAGTCGCTGGACCTGTCGGCATTCACTTTTACATAGACGACGGGAGATGGTAAATGAATAAACTCAATCTTACACACGAAGAGATCTTTTATAAAATCGAGAAAGCACTAGAACTAACTATCGTTCATGTAAAAACTAAAGATAATCTTACACCATGTTTGTTTGAGTTTGATACTAAAAAGCTATACGAAATGCCAGAAGGCTATATGGATTATGATGCTAAAAAGTACTGGAGAAAAGCAGCGTGAGTGTATTTGATTCAACTAACCGTAAAGATCCAACAAAGGTTTATGCATTCTTTGATGATCCCGTAACGATTGCTCGTTATGATAAACAAAAATATCCATTTCTCGAAAAGCTAACTGAGAAACAGTTGGGCTTTTTTTGGCGTCCAGAAGAAATTGACGTTACACGTGATTCAAAAGATTTTAGAGGATTGACTATTCATGAACAGCACATCTTTACCTCCAATCTTAAACGACAGATCCTTCTTGACTCAGTACAAGGACGTGCCCCAACAGCTGCCTTTGGTCCTATCTGCTCACTTCCTGAACTCGAGAACTGGATCCTTACATGGGCGTTCAGCGAATCTATTCACTCACGCAGTTACACTCACATCATTCGGAACGTATACGCCGACCCGTCTATAATTTTTGATGGTATGATGGATATGAAAGAAATTGTAGACTGCGCTGGTGATATCAGCAAGTACTATGATAACTTGATTGATATGAATAATTTCCATGGCTTGAATGGATATAATACAAACGCCAGTTACGAACATAAGAAAGCACTTTGGCTTACGCTTATGTCAGTCAACATTCTTGAGGGTGTTCGTTTCTATGTCAGCTTCGCATGCTCTTGGGCATTTGCTGAATTAAAAAAAATGGAAGGCAATGCTAAGATCATCAAGTTGATTGCTCGCGATGAGAACCTTCATCTTGCTGGCACTCAACAGCTACTAAAGGTATTGCCAACTGACGATCCTGATTTTGCTCGTATCCGTGATGAAACACGTGATGAATCTATCAAGATGTTTAAAGATGCAGCTGAGCAAGAAAAAGCATGGGCCAAGTATCTATTCCAAGATGGTTCTATGATTGGTCTTAATGAACATCTATTGAATGAATACGTTGAATGGATCTGCAATAAACGTATGACAGCTGTTGGTCTTTCGCCTATATATAAAAGTAATTCTAATCCATTGCCATGGTCTCAAAAATGGATCAGCGGTTCTGAAGTTCAAGTTGCGCCACAAGAAACGGAAATATCTTCCTACATTGTTGGCGGTGTTAAAAAGGATCTGACAAATGAAAGTTTTAAGAATTTTTCTCTCTAGTTTATTTTTAGCAGCTGCTTCTTATGCTGTTGCAGCTGACCAAGTTCCTCCTCATCCTGTTACATCATGCGCTACTCAAATTCCTTACGGTCAGCCAAGTGTGAAGGCTGGTGATACTGTAGTTTGTCGTGCAGCTTATGAACTTGCTTTTAATCCGAATACTCATACTCCAGATTGGGTTGCTTGGACTTTAACGCCTGATCATGCTATTGGTTGTGTTGAGCGTACTAATGCATTTGCTGCTGACCAATCGTTACCTGCTTCAGCCAAGCCATCTGACTATGCTGCTTCTGGATATGACCAAGGCCACCTAGCTAATGATGCTGATATGTCTTGGGATCCACAGGTTGAACATGAGTCATTCCTTATGTCTAATATGAGCCCACAACTTCCTTCTGTTAATCGTGGTACTTGGAAGAACCTAGAATCAGCTTCACGTGCATGGGTATATTCAACTAAGCATCCGCACACAGAATATGCTGGTAACTTTGGTGGTACAAAAACTATTGGTGTCGACAAAGTTGTTGTACCAGATTACCTATATAAAATTTTAATTGATGATGTGACCAAGAAAACCTATGCTTTCTTGTTCCCACACAAAGATGGCTTAAACTCTGATTACACTCAGTATCAGGTGACTGTGGCAGATATTGAAAAACTTACTGGTATGACGTTCCCTATTCCCGACTCCAAAACAGCTAAGAATCCTGTGATTACTACTGATCTAAAGACTCTTGCTGATGATAAGAAAAAGCAATGTAAGGAGTAATAAATGAGCACTATTTCTACAATTACAGAAATTTTAGAATCCATTAAACTTACTATTGAAGATGATGATCTTCGTACCGAAGTGTATTATGGTATTCTTGAAGTTTTAGAAGAGAACCATATTGATAATGCTGATCTTGTCGGTATTGATCCAATTCTTGATGTAATCATTGAAGACGCTAGTGATGACGAAGATTGGGATGCCGAAGAAGAAAACGAGGATGAAGATTGGGACGATCAGGATAGAGAACGATTCTGATGATACAGTATCGTTCGGTATTCATATCGGACACCCATCTCGGGACTAAAATGAGCCAACCAGATAAGCTACTTGAATTTTTAAAAACATTCGAGTGTGAAAAGCTATATCTGGTTGGCGATATTATTGATGGATGGGCATTACAAAAATCATTTTATTGGCCACAAGAACATAATGATGTTATACAAAAGATAATGCGCAAAGCTCGCAAAGATACTAAAATTGTTTATCTTCCAGGTAATCATGACGAGTTTCTTCGTAGTTTTGGCGAACATCAATTTGGTAACATATCATTAACCGATACATGTATTCATGAAGGTGTTGATGGTAAAAAATATATCGTATTACACGGTGACCAATTTGACGTAGTTATTAATAAAATGAAATGGCTAGCACATTTAGGTGGCTGGGCATATGATATGCTTATCTATGTTAATGTTGCTGTTGTTAGAGTTAGAAACCTTTTCAGTTTACCTCATTGGTCATTAAGTGCATGGGCAAAATATAAAGTAAAGAAAGCTGTAAACTTTATTGGCAAATACGAAGAGAATTTAGCTTCATACGCAAAAATTAAAAATGTCCAAGGTATCATTTGTGGGCATATACATCATCCAAACATTCGAAACGTCGAAGGAATAAGCTATATAAACTGTGGGGATTGGGTTGAAACCTGTTCCGCCATAGTTGAGCATCTTGACGGACGAATGGAATTGGTATATTGGAAATAAGCTACGATAATCCTTGGCTACACAAAGGACAAGCAGTTAGTTCAGAAATCCTAGATGATTACATAGGATTCGTATACCTCATTGTAAATATGTCAAGCGGTAAAAAATATATCGGTAAGAAACTGCTCAAATTTAAAAGAACCAAACAGATCAAAGGTAAAAAGAAAAAAACAACCATTGAATCAGATTGGAAAAATTATTATGGTTCTAATAAAGAACTAAAAGCCGACGTCGAATTATTAGGTGCACATAATTTCAGAAGAGAAATTTTAAGATTGTGTAAAACCAAAGGCGAGTGTAATTATCACGAGGCAAAGATGCAATTTTCACTTGACGTTTTAGAAGATAAAGGCTATTATAATGAATGGATATCAGTGAAAGTTAGTAGGTCACACATCCCGAAATAGTCCCCTTGGCGTAATCGGTAGCCGCAGCAGACTTAAAATCTGCTTCTTCGGAGTGCCAG